GGGAACCGACTTTAGTTATGTTAATGCAGCTACTAAGAATGAGGTCAACCTGCGTCCGTATTCATATGAGTGTATGAAGTTTAAAAGTATTCTCATTGAATTGTTATTTATGAGGACTGGTTATATGAAATGCGGCGGCGATACGATTATTCAACCACATTTTACAGTCAGTGAAACTAATACCACTCCAGGTGAAAAGCCTTTTACGCCTATGGTCAACGCAAGTAATAAGCCGTATATATTATCTGATTTCAGACATTCAGGATACCGATATTTGCCGATAGTGTATAGCACATCGGACGTTTTGGGTCTTGGATTATTTGCTGGATATTTAAAAAGCTTGGGTTTCAATTATATATTACTTCACGACAATATGGAAAATAGTTATAAAGACCAACAGCGGTTGTCGGGATATAGTCCAAAAAGGATAATTCATCTACCTGATAGAGTTGACCCCGAAGCGCACTACGAACAAATAATGAACGACGTGGCATCACGAAACCTTGATGAGTACGATAGAGAAACTCCATTATGCGTGTTGATTAGCGAAGGGCAGACCGAGGGAATTGATTTTAAATATAATCCCGCTATTTTTTTAATGGAGGTTCCTAATAACTGCTGCGATGCTGAACAGTTGGCGGGTCGAGTGCTACGGTCATATCCTTCTAAAATGGATTTATATAAGGAACCATCCGCCGATGATGAACAAAGAGATAAAGTGCCTGAAAAAATAGTATGTCAAATGTTGTGCGAAACGTGGAATCCATTATTGGCAGCACCGACAGCAGCAACGAGAGCAGCAAAGACAGTAGCATTTAAGACGGGTCACTTGGTATCATCGGGTTTGTCGCCACTGACAAGGAAGAGGAAGAGCAAAAAAGAACGAGAACGTTTAGCTAACCGAGCAGCTGAACGAGAAGCTGCACAAGCAAACGCACAGGAAGCGAAGAACGCATCGATTAAGAGAATGGCTTCAATTAAAGAAGACATGAACCAAAGAGGCCAAGATGCTCTTAACTCGATAAAGATTTCCAATCCAAATTTACAAGACCGTTTTTATTATAATGCCGTAAATCTAGTTAGGTCTGTTATGAACTGGGACTGGGATGAATACAATAAACAGGAGACAGAACTAACCATATTTAGAAAATTTTTATATGAATTAAATAAACCGTTCAACCCCGAAAATGCGCATTTACACGGTGTGGGTGATTTGGAACAGAGTTTAATTTGCATTAAAGCTACTGGTGATAAGAATCATAACATGTGCGAAGAGGTAACAACCAATACCAATGAGTTTTATCATATTTTTATGAACCCTGATGGTGATAAGGATATAACAAACGAGTTAAAAAAGTATTGTATGTACAACGACCTAAGCAAGCAACAAATATCGACATTACGTCTCGAATTTAATCCGCGAATTTGTCAAGCGAATATAGAGTATGAAAATGACCTTAAAAAATCCACATCTCCAAGTGAAGTGAGACGTGCTTTAAAAGATTTGCAAGACAAAAAACGAGCTATTGAAAATGCAATTCACAACGAACTTGCCAAGATGAGAAAAAAAAGCAATCCTAGCGCTGCTGTAGGAAGAAGAAGTATTCGAACAGAAGGAACAGAAGGTGGAAAAAACCGACGAATGAATCGCTCCTCATATAAACAAGCTAAATAAATGAAATAAATGAATAGCGAAATAATAACGTGTTTGTTTACCTTTGAGACAACGTGTATGCGCGATACTTGGTAGAGGATAACTGGTTACATGGCACAATCAACTTTTAAAAGGTAAATGAAGTGAATAAAAATATTTTTTTAAAATGAACTTAAAGTTAATATGTGTTTAAAATATATATCACTATCGCATATAAGTAAATAAGTAAACAACCCAATGTCAACCGCAGCTGCAAATCAAATTTTGAACACTCCAGTTTTGTATGTCGAGGAGTCAATCAAAACCGCACGTTCAGGTGTTACTACGAAGTACGATACCGACTGGCGCATTTATATTATATATCGTTACGGCAAGTACTTATTTTGCGGCACCCGGCAACCATTAACGGTCGACTACCCCAATCCCACAGTCCCTGTGAAAAAACATAAAAACCGGGATGCTAGAAATAAAAAAAAGGAGCACAATCGTAACAATGACGAATCTTGGCCAGTTATTTCCATGTCGTTCAACTATCCGTCTGAGTTATACACCTACATGACGTCATTGTTTGGAACGTCAAAAGTTAATTTAACGTTGTACATTTCTCCCAAATCAGTTGTTGACATGGATATCCTATTTATTCACCCATCGCATGCAAATATTAAAATTATGGACAATGAACGACATAATCGAAAGATGGAATTAGTAGGATATGACCGTGCATACGTGACCCCCTATTTTTTCAGTGAACAAAGGGTGAACTATTTGAAACAAATGTTGTCAAACTTGGATTATATGGGAAGCGGGCAATCTGGAATGGGACTGAGATTTACTTGTTGTTGTAATGTGAGGACTGAAGATGACCATGAACATGACCATGAACATGACCATGAACATGAACATGAACATGAATCAAAGGGTAGGCGACACAATGAGCTCAGTCAACCCACCATCCAATCCAACAATGTCGGGGATATTTACAACTACGACTCCGACTATGCGTACGACGTGGAATAGGTACGCAAGTAAACACATAAACAAATATATAATAAGTTCATAATTCAGATTAAAATGACTTATTATATGTTTCATCTTTTTAAATTTTTCATGGTTTACTGTTTCAGTTCAGTTTACAGTTTAAGTGGGGTAGGGAATCCGACCAAGTTAGCGCCAATACCGAATCCGGCACCAGTACGGGCTGAAATGGCCATGCTGGGAATATAAGTATCCAAAATGCTAAAGGTTGCTGCAGCAGTAAGTGCAATAAGTGCAACTTCGTCCAGGTTGAGCGAGCGTTTGGGAATGGCGTATGCTGCAATTGCAACCATAACACCTTCAACCAAATACTTAATGGTACGCTTCACCAGTTCTCCTAAATCAAAAACGTTTGACATGACGATGTAGTTTGAGTGCTGTTATAATATTTGTAAATATTTTATAATTATGCAAAAGAAAAAAAAAATAGTTAATGCCGCTTAATTTAAATTTATTTTCATGAATCATGAATGTCACACCCTTGAGTCATTTCTATGTTTCATAAAATGTGCAAACACCGACGCACATACACAAAACACAATCATAATGGTATAGAATATAACTTGGGCCATACTTCTTGGGTTTTCGGAATATTTTGTTACTTCGTTGTTTTGTTTGTCCTTAACTCCTATACCATATTTTTACCATTCGTATTCAATTTTTTATAATACAAAAAAACATTGTAAATAAAATAAATACTTAAACCCTAACGTTCAAAGTATTTTATAACAAATCATGTCATCGTCGTCATCATCGTCTTTTCCAAAAGGAGTAACTCCTAAAACCAGTCGCACGTATGTGGATTTACTCGAAGAAGATAAACCAATCGCCGGTCAAAAATTCGCATGTTTATCCTTTGTTTCTCCAGAAGAAATCCTGGAACAAAAAGAGCACTATTTTTTTAAAGAGTTTATCAAGGTGTGGGACTTCAACAAGTCCGTTGAAAAATATACCCAATTTTTGAATTTTATTGCATTCAAGTACGGGGTCGAATTTAACTCGTTGTACGAGGACTTGCAATCCTTTATCAAGGAGGAGAAAGCCGACCTTGAAAACACGCGCATTGCCGACGACTTTAAAACATTTGTGGACAACAACGAAGAGCGTTTGGAAGCGGACTTCAATGAAAAACACGAGTTTCAAACCTCCATTCGCGGAATAAAGGTTCGCGGTGTGTACCCCACACAAAAAGAAGCTGAACTGCGGTGTAAGATGTTGCGCGAGGTGGACCCCAACCACGACGTTTACGTCGGTCCCGTTGGAATGTGGATGCCGTTTCATCCCGACGCGTACAAGACGGGCCGCGTGGAATACATGGAAGAAACGCTGAACCAGCTCATGTCTGAAAAGAAAACCAATGAAGAAAAGGCCAAACTTGAGTTCGACAAGCGCGTCAAAGATACCAAGCAAAAAGCCATGGAGGAGAACAAACGTAATGCCGAAAAGTCAGGAAACAAGCTCACGCAAATCATGAACAAGGATGGCGATTTGGTAAATGTGGCTTTAGTGAACGAATCCGAAATTTACAGTACGGTGGAAGACGTGAAGCGTGAGCTATTCGAAGGGGATAATATTGTAACGTCCACTGGCGGTGATTATGGCGCTTCTGAAATTTTAGATAGGATGAAACGTCGCGAAAAGGGTGAAAAAGAAGACGAAAAACTAAAGGAAGACTAACAAAACCTATTACAAACTTGGTTACCAGCCGCCGCCAGTTTTGTTTTTACTTACTTTTATTTTTGGACCTTGACCTTTCTTTTTAATATTTGCTGGGTCGTATACTTCTTCTTCATCGTCTGAATTCATGTTCTTTGAAATTTCCCAGAATTCTTTTGACCCCAGCTTGAATGGGCCGTGATGCTGCGCCTTGTACCACGAAATCTGGTCCTGCAATTTATTCGACTTGACATTGTTGTTGATAACCAGACATTCAAAATTTTCAGTACATTGGTCCATGACTTGCGTAAACGATTCAAATGTCGGAAACATGCCGGCATAATTTTCATATATGCGTTTGCGATTGGCAATGTATGGTTCGCGCAAAATAAACACGTAGTCAATATTGGTACGTAAATTCGGCGGAATACCTAGCGGATACTGCATCGTAATCACGAGCATTATCTTCCAGTGACGGCCATTCATGAACAGCAGACGCATCATGATGTCTTTGGTCCACTTGTTGTCGTATAAACAATCGTCAAGAA